TGCTGCATGAAATCTTCGTATGTCACTTGTTTCGGCGCCTGTTCTCCTGGTGCCACGTTGACTACTCCTTGTGCTTGATGCGGAGAAGCCTGTTGCTGCGCATTTTGTGCAGACAAAGGCTTCACCTCCTCTTTCTTTGGTTTGTTTTCAGGTTCTTGCAGGTTTCCCTTAGAACCCACATCTTTGTTACCTTCCGATAACCGTGAAAAGTCCTCTAAGAGCGCAGATTGTTGCTCATTCATTGCTGAAGAGAACCCCGTAGGCTTGAACGTCGTATTCCTGTAAGCGGGACTCGCAACGATGCTGAGTTCCCTGACGCGAGGCTTGTGCACGATTTCCCATGCTCCTGGGCAAAGGTGGATCATAACGCCTTCCTTTCTGGTAGGCTTCTTGCACTTGCTGCATTCAACTTCGTCGCTGTCAACTTGGATGCTGACGTGATCCACGTAGCCGCGCAGGATTTTCTCGATAAGCTTCTCGTCTCCAACCTCACCCTTAAAATAGACCTCTTGTCCTTTGCGGCCTGCTTCGGGCACTTTGCCTACGACCATGAAAACGCTTTCTGCATGATCTGCGCGCAGCTGGGCGCCCTTCAACGTTTCAAGCAGATAATCAAGATCCTCTTCAGGTACTTGCCACTTATTCGCGTTGACGCTGGTATCTATAGCAGTGCCTTCAATATTCAGAAGCTTATTCTGCAAGGCCGAAGCAAGATCTTGGTTACCTTGAGCCTTGAAAGGAACAAAATAGCGGAGCTGCATCCTATTTCACCTTAAGCGGAGCCTATTTCTTCTCCTATAGCATGTTTCAGAATGTCAATTTCAGCAGAAAGCTTCTCTATTGCTAACGTTATTTGTTTCCGTTTTTCATTGTACTTTTCATCTATCGGCTTGTTTTCTCTTTGCTGCTCTTGCCAGAGGTCACTAGATTCTGTTTCCAGTTTTCTACGTTGCTCCATTAAGGCTTCTAGTTTTTCCCGTAATGAAAGTTCCTTTTTTGCGTCGTCTTGTGCTCTCAAGAAACCTTTGTGCCAACTTCTGAAAGCATTCACGTCTTCAAGCATGCCCTTCTTTTCTTGTGTGTAGCCCTTGCATCCTGAAACACTGCACTTCGGATGTTCGAGGCCGAGCTTCTTGTACGCTTCCAGCAACGTATCATGTGCCCTCTTCTGGTCAGTCTTACTCAGGTTCGTGTGTGTGACTCTGGCCATAGCATTTCTCAGATGGGGCAAGTCTACTTTGTCATTTCGGTCCTTGTACGGCAGGTTTCTGTTTGTTCTTGGGACCGTTCTGCCTTCCTTATCCTTCTCGCCTGGCACGACGAGAGCGAAGGCGCTGTCTGGCAACGTGTTTATGTATGCTGTATCCCATTCTCTCGCCACAAAACTCATTTTCGATCACTCAACATTTGAAATTTGGACATAGGCATTCAGGACCCTGCGCCGGTACTCGTTCCAAGCCTTGAAGTCCAGCAGGGTCCGGATCTCGCCCTTCAGGTGAGTGTCAAGCCAGGTTCTGACTTGCTCGCGGGTTTTGAACCGGCCCTTCTCAAACATGTAGTTCTGGATCTCCCACCGATCGCTATTCTTGACTTTCCCAAGGGTAATCTTGACGCCTTTCCCAAGCTCCTTAACCCTAAACTTCTCAAATTTACCCGGGTCCTGAACTCTGTATCTCCAAATGTTCTTGTCCTCATCTATTCCTGGCATCTAGATCACCGTTAGTTTGCTAACCATTCACAAACCGTGAGGAGCCGCTTCAGAATCGCTGCCTTTAAGCGCGCAAGCCGTCTCCCATTGTCAATAAACAACACGTAAGTAGTACAATCCTGGGGCATCACAATTCGCATTTGCTTGTTGTAATGGTACTTGCTCTTGTCCATCTTACCGTAAAACCATCGTCTAACCCTGCAGTACATGCAGCTGAAATGCGGCCTTCTCAAATCGTGTCCGCATAGTTTCCTACAGGCTAGACTCACGGTTTTTATTCACCAAAGGACATCTTCTTCTTTCACGATCATGCAGCGACAGTTTGGATGAACATTCGGCGCAAACGTATCATCATCAGTAAATTCGCCGTAACGAAACATCCCAAGCAGATCGTCAGGATCTTCAAGCTCGTACACGTCATCTTCGTATTCGATGCAGCTTTCGCATGTTCTATCGTCAACGACGGGGATGAAACGCCAAACTGAATACTTCACGCGCAGCTCAGTGACTGCAGCTTCAAATGCTATGAAGGCTCTGAAGGCTTCAAGTGCTTCAGCTTGCCTCAGCAATCAGCCATCGCTTCCCCTTCGGCCTCGCAATAGCCTTTTCACCTTCAGCCTTGGGTACGTCGGGAGTTTTCGGGCCTTCAGGAGTTTCAGGAAAGCCAAGCTGACTTCTCGCTTCCTCACGATCTAATATGCCCCTATCGACGAGATCACCGATGAACTTCGCTTTATCCTGGATCGTTGGCTCCCAAATCGGCCTCCACTTTACCTTCGGAACCTCAACGCCCTCACCGAACTTTTTCGTGATAAGCTGTTTGAAGAGGATTGTTTCAAGCATATCACCGATCAGCTCCTGGAGCATCCTCAGCCTAGTAACGTACTCTTGCATCACAACTTCAGCCGTAGCCCTGTTTGTGCCTTCGCTCTTGCCCATGAAAATCTTTGGCACGCCCAAGACTGCTTCACGTTGGGTGTAGAGGTAGTCGAGCCAAAACTGCACGTTAACGTCACGTGTCATGCTTGGAATAACGTCAACTGAGACGTCGCCTCGGACGAACACGTCTGTGGCTGCTTGGCGAGTGCTGAAAGCTTGCATCAGTGCTGTTAGCTGCGGGTCGCTGAACGGCTTTTCAGGCGTGCCAGCTTTGACGACGAGCATCGGCTTAGTGTAGGTGTGAATGATGATTGCCATGTCGTCTTCAAGCTGATCTAGGAGCGCTTGAATTTTGAGTAGAGGTCTCAACTGCGAAGTGCCATAGCTGAATTCGTACCACCAGCTCTTAGCTCCCCAGCGGAAATGCACGATCTGTTCTGGCGTGAAGGCTACTGGCGGAAACGTGAGGAGCTGAATATAGCCGAACACATTGCCATAAGCGTCTCGGCGAACGCGAAGGTGCACGGGATCCAGCGGCTTCAACCAGCTTATCTCGCTCGTGTCCTCGTCCTTGCAGACTTCGAGAAAGGCATTGCCAGACACGAGCATGTCAGTCCCGACAATCCGGAGGGTCTGAAGGATGTTTTGCTCGTCAAGCCAATTGGTAAGCCACTCTCGAACTCCTTTATCTTCGCATTCAAGCTCAAAGCCGTTTGAGATAGCCAAGTTAATTGTAACATCAATGGCTGCTTTGATGTAGGGCGTGAAAGTGTAGAGGTCCTTGTACTTTGGCAGATCCTCGATCGGTGTTGCACCCCAGAGGCGCTCCCAATAGGCCATGTAAGGAGGAGTTACGAAGCCTGCGCCGCTACCCTTAAGCATATATTTTGATACGTAGCCCCAAAGCGCATTATCAGCTTTCCAGCTGACAGGAACCTCTTCTTCAATCTGCTTGCGCGCGAGATCCTCAGGCAAGTTTCGCTGAGCCAGAAAAGTCTGCTCTTCCTTTTGGCCCTTCCAAGGCAATTTTAAGCGCCCTTCCTCACGATTGTAAGCCGCACTTCCTCAAGCAGGACCGTCTTCGTGATGTCTACGCCGTTAACGTAAACGTGTATGTCTTCAACATTGCAGTTCAAAGCGACACCTAACGCTTTCACGATCTTTTCTTTGCTTGAAGCTGAGAACACTTCTTCTTCCAAATTCTTCACCTCATTGATGCGGAAGCATAATCGCGCCTACGCCCGGAGGGGCGACAGCACTTTTGAGGCTGTACCTGAGCGCGTCGACAGCATGATCATTCTCTTTCACTTTTTCGCTGTACTCGAGAAGTTCGCTGATCAGGTTCACGCATTTTTTGCTGATGAAGATTCTTGGTTGGCCATCCCCGGCCTTAGGGAATCTTCCGCCGAGCTCGCGGATTCCATCTTCACGTTTTCCCCGGTAGCCAACTGCGTCGAGCCCAGAGGTTCTAAGCGCGTCAATCGTCTCAGGATTACTGGGATCGCAGATAACTGAGCCTGCGCCATACTGAACCTTCCACGCCAGGAGCGCCTCGATGATAACTTCTTTTTTGAGTTGCCTCTGGTAAACTTCATCTAACACCCATATTCTGCCATCACCGTCATAGCCGACAGCAAGGATCGCAGTGGGGTTTGTCCATCCGAAGTCTACGCCGTACCTTACTTCTTTGATAAGTGCAAATTCGATTTCTCTCACGTGCACGCTCGAGTCAAAGGCAAAGGTTCCGCCTCCGACAGCTGCAAACCTGCCCCAGATAAAACGGTCTGCCAGGCCTCCCGTGTGAGTGCGAACCATCTCTTCAACATAGGCTTTAGGTAGCTTAGGATTGTCAAATAGGCTCCAACGGTACACGTGGCAGTTTGGGCTTTTCGTCTTCGGGTTCTCTACAGCATCATACAGTTCGGTTTGAGGAGCGCTCGGTGTTGTTGTTAGCCACACTCCTGGCTTGATGGGGACTTTGCATCGTCCGCTACCCCTTAGCCGGCGCAGGATCGTCTGCCAGGCAAGGCCGAAATGAAGCACAAGCCTGGCCTCGTCGATATGAGCGTAATCTACGTTGGGCCCCTCGCTCCTCTCAGGGTCATCGAGGCTTACGAACCACCATTGGCTGCCATTCTTCCACTCGACCATCTGGTCCATCTTGCTGTACCGTGCGATCTGCGGGTTCTGCGTGAACGGTTCACCGAGCAGCTGAGGACTTGACAGTGTTGGCAGGAGGATCCTGCGGATCATGGGAAAGTTCGGCTCGAAAATGTAGCCGACACTTCCAGGATAGTCCCGTGCCCACCGGATGTCCTCGTAGAGGCCGCATAATGTTTTGCCTGCGCCCGTTCCGGCGAGGGCTGCTCTTTGAGGCCAGATGCCCATGCCAGCGTGAAACTTCAGTTGTTCCTTGTGTGGGCAATACTGCATGTTAAGCCGTTGTTGGTGGCTGCTCATTCTGCTGTTTCCTCTGCCGCTCAGCCTCTTCTAGGAGCGCTCTCTTCAGTTCTGGGTCAGCTTCGAAGCCCAAACCAACGCTGAAAAGGTTCAGTTCAGCCGGCTTCTTCTCTATGGCGCCGACACTCTGCAGGATCTCAAGGACTTGAATGTTAGTGTCTTTGATTAGTTTCAAGACTCCGAGTTTCACGAAGTCGTTCTCCGTGTCCTGCAGGAGAAACCACGCCTTAGGTAAGACAGATTTGGCGCCTTCAAGAAACTTGTGCAGAAGGGTCGGATCGTCAAGCTGCACTACTTGCGGAATCCACTTTTGTCGTCTCCCCCAATCAACGTAAAGTCGATGAGCCTTTACCCCAAACTCCTCTTCAAGATTCTGAACTATCAGCTTAAGAGGGACCCCCATTAAATGCTCTTGAAGCATCCTTGTCCGTCTCTCCAGCAGGTTCTTATCCACTAGACTACCCCCCTAGAAGTCACTTTTGTGTGACATTCTCTCTGCTGAGGCACGTAGCGCATGGAGATTGTTATCCTCTTCTCGCTTGAAGCAGTGTACGGATGAGCCAAGTTTCGAGAATCAACCCTTTGGCCTCGGCCAATATGCGTGATCTTCCAGCCTTCAAGGCTGCCCCGTATTAGCTGCGGGTTGCTGGTTATGATTGTGAAGGGAAGCTTCGTTCTCACCGTGTAGTATTCAGCCATGAAGTTGAGAAACCGTTTGCCGACGCCTATGCCCTGATAATCTGGAAGGACCACAAGCCTGCTGACTCGGTAATAGAGTGCGCTCATCTTCACTTTCATGACTGCAATGAATGCGATTGGCTTGCCTCTGTATAGTGCAACGTAGTTCTTCGTGAAGGGGCTGAGTTCAGAGTTTAGATAGTGATATTGCCTAAACTGTCGCCAGAGACTTGCGCTGCACCTGCGAATGTCGAGGTCAATTTGTGGTCTGGCTCTTTTTTTTTACTGAATTCCATCGTATCCGTCGTGAAGATCCAATCAGGTTCAAGCCAGTCGACTACGTCGTAGTGGCATGTTACGGCGATGAATCGTTTCCGGGTCTTTCTTATGGCTTTGGAGATGGCGAAGGCCGAGACTTGGGCGATTTCTCTGTCGATGACGCTTGTGAACTCGTCAAATACGATCAGGTCCTGCTCGAGCATTAGGGCCCGTGCGATATCAACACGCATTTTTTCGCCTTGGCTCAGCTGCTCGTAACTCTTAAGCCAATCAGGAGGGCTTGCAAAACCTACGCTGCAAAGAGCCCTTGTTATGTCTCCAACTGAAAGGCTTTCGGGAAAGTCGTCTAGGATGCTCTTGTGCGTGTAGTCAAACCTGCTGATGTAGGCACTTTCGAAAAGCTCTTTGGCAATGCTTGTCTTGCCTGTGCCGCTGCGGCCTACGATTACGCCGATCTGCCAAGGCTCCTCATCAATAGGCAAGGACCCTTTGAAACGCTTCTCAAGCTTGCAGTCTAAGAGCGCAAATGAGCCTATGACACTTTGAGCCCGGAACGATTCGGGGTTCTCCCAAGTTTTCACAAGGTCAAAACACGGCACTTCAGGCCCTGCTCCACGAGTTTCTTGTAGGTCTCCTCTTGCTGCTTCTCGCTCTCGCATTCGACGACAACTTCCCAGGTTGACTTGAAAGTCATCCCTCCTTCCTGATCGTGAAGGCGTTTGAGTGAGCGTTCAAGGCTCTGGTCTGAGAGCATCAGCAGCCTCTTCAGGTCGTCTTCGCGTCCGGCATCGATGATCCGCTTGAACTCTTCAGCGTCAGCTTTGAGCTCGTGTTCGCCCTTCAGCTTGTTCAAAACTTGCCGGAGGAGCCGTCGATCGACGTCCTCGACTGGAAGCTTGATAACTTGGACTTGTTTCATGCCTAGTGCTTTGGCTTCTTGCAGCCGCTGCTCGCCGTCAGCGATTAGGAGGTCCTTGTTCGTGATTATAGGTACGATGAAGCCATAGCGCAGGATTGACTCTCTGAGGGCCTTATGCTGCTTCACACTCATCTTGTTAGGGTTCTGCCCGTCTGTTTTGAGACTTGCGATATCAACGAGTTCGACAAGCGGAATCTCCACGCTATTTTGCGTCTTTTCCATGGTTAGCTTCGACCCCGTTTTTTAGGACGTAGCCGCAGATCCCGCCTATGGCAACCCCTGCAAGGTCTCCCTGATCATGACTCATCGCGAAGCAGGCAATTACGCAGAGCACGACGCAAACAACAATATCCCGTACGATTTTAGTAAGCTTCATGAGAGTTGCCTCTGGCATGATCCTTCGCCCCGCGGATCCAGCAGGACTTCGCCACGCTCAACAGTGATCGCTCCCGGTAGCACGTATTCAAAAGTAGCTGCCAAAATACTGCTGATCTCTTCAGTTCCCGTGACATTCACGATCTCATAGATTATGTTGTCTTGAAAGGCATTGTTGAGGGCGACCCGCTTCGCTAATCGTCGCTGCTGCGCAAATATACTATGCTTGTGGACCATGGTTAAGAAGCACGCTCGCTCAACTCTTTCTCGCATTTCCAGCGAGATGGCTGAAAGTGAAAAGTTGGGCCCGCAGGCCCTGTATAATAAAAATCGGCTAAGCGTCGGCTTTTAAACTTTTACGGTTTTGCCGTACAGAAAGGAGGTAGGTTTTGCAGGCCAGTTTTATAAACTCCGTCCGTTTGATCTTGAGAAGGGCTGCTGTACTGTCGATACGATCAAGCAGGTCCTGTTCGAATCGAAGCTCAACGCGCCTCTTCAAGCGGTTCAAACAGCTCCCGATGCTTGCGAACTTCTATGAGTTTAAGCTTCAGAATGTCACCTGGAAGTAGGCCATAAGCGCGAATGGTCTTCAGGTCAATCGTGACATAATATCCGCGCGCAGTGCTCTTCAGAAAGAACAAGTCCACGAGACCTAAGGACTCTATAGAATCTACAGATGTCTGAGACGGTTTTTTCGGGCCCCTACGTTTAGGTGTCATACTGATGTTTCCTCCTTAATTTTTCTCCGTAAACGTGTCAATCGATGGTGATTCTTGGATTGGTAAGAGCATGCTTTGCGAGTTTGCAGCTGCTGAAGCTAGGCTAATTGTTGAAAGAGGCCTCAGTCGTGAAAAGCATGGACTTTTCCCATAGTGTATTTCAGATCACTCCTAGGACACGTTTCACCGTGCTATATGGGCCCTTTTTCTGCTCTTGTTCAAGACAGCCTCTGCACGTGCCAAGGGTTCGGCCGCTCTTGTATAGCACTTTGATGAGACTTTCAAATTCGCCCTTGCAGCGGAAACATTTTTTCTTGTCTGTTAAGCCGAACTTTGGCAGGACTGTTTGGCTGTTGCCCGGAGGCCAATTATGCTCCTTCAGAAAGGGCAGGACTGCTTTCTCGAAAAGTATGTCTCTGATTGTGAGGCCGTTTCTGGCCACGATTTCTTTGAATGCGCGAACGTAGATTTCTTGCTCGGGACTGGCAGCCAGGACAAGACGGTTACTTTTGCCCCCCGGGTCCGGCGGCTTAGGCAATAAAAGGGCCTCCGGAGGAAGTCTTGATGATCTGGTGAGGATATGATATTATAATATTATAATATAATATGAACACTACACTACTACTACTCTCTTCCTTTCCAGTGGAAACAGAGGTCATTAGAAGTACCTCCCTGGAATTGAAACGCAAGAAACAAGAGAAGCTCTCAAAGGCAGCCCTGACTTCAATATCTGCTCTTCAATAGGGGGAGAATTGGCCAAATGATTCTTTTCCGCTAGATGACTCAAAATTAAGTATCGTTCATCTTCCGACAAAGCAGCCTCTCGCGAAGCATCCTCAAACTTCAACATTCAGCCTCCTCTGGATATTCTTCTGGATCAATTTCTGGGTCCTCTTCATCTGGGAAATCAGGCAGGAATAACCCCATGTGATTTGTACCAGCACTGCTAACATATTTTCCTCGAAGAGGTAAGCGGTTCTTTTTCATCTCATCTTCAATAACGGATTTTGGGACTCCAAAACGGTTAGCCAACATATCAAGCATTATACTGATTTGCTCAGACGTCATTTCTTCATGGTAGATTAAGTAGCATTGTTCGTCTTGTCCTTCAATCTTGCACCAAGTTGGAATCATTGATATGACTGGAACGGTTCCGTTTTCCCAGATTTTTCCGTACAGTTTTTTTCCTTCATCATTCAAGTTTGCCCAGTGCTTAAAGTGACGTTCTTCCATGCTCATTTTCACTTAGCCTCCTTGGCCGTACCTTCGTAAGCCTCATCCATTGGATCAGGCCGATCAGGGCTTCCACACTCATCCCATTTCCAATATTTCTCGCAACCCTGACAACTTCCACTCCAATGTTCACAGTCACAATCGTCGCACGTTGAGCATGCATCGCCGATCGGATTACAAACACTATCGTACTTCTGCAACTGCGCCTCAGAATAGGGACAACTCATCTTGAAAGCTCAACTCCTCTCTTTCCTTTGACGCGAACTATTTTAGCATCCGTGAATCTGCCCATCTTGTCAGCGATAACGGTAACATCTACTTTTGAACATCCGCATTTCGGGCAGCCCTTAGGCCAAATTTCCCAAGGCATTTTCAGTTTTGAAGGGTCATACGGGATAGATTGGCTATTTCCACACTTCACACATTCAATGACTTGCACAAGACTCAAGATTTTGCCTCCTTGGCTTCTTCAAATTCTGTCGACTCACAAAACGGGCAGCAGGGCTTCTCAACGATCACGCGTGTTGGAGCGTCAGGCGAGAAGCTTGGAGGCGGCCGCTTCTCAATGCTTATTCGGCCTAGTATAGGAAAAGTTTTGAGGCACTGCGGGTTCTTGCACTTCCACATCAGCTAGAAGCCTCCTTGATGCGGTCCTTAGCTCCAGAATAAGCGGAGTAAATCCACTGGCCATTCTCCTGCTTGCGATCTAGAAAGTGCATCTTAAGCAGCTCCACAAGCTCATTGCTGATCAAAGCTGCATTCGGCAAACTGCCATAATCCTGCTGCAGCCGCTCACGCACGGGCGTAAGCTTCCTAGCTGCGTCAAAGAATCCCTTAGCAACAAGCAACAGCAGGCGTCCGCGCCAATTGCCCTCATTAGTTTCCACAAGAGGCTTTGAAACTTTGATCGTGACCTGCGGGATCTCCTGGCTCACGACAACTTCAGAAGGCACGTTAGCATCTGGTTGCAGGAAAGGATGCGGTCCTATGCTCTTCGGAAACATCCTGCGAAGGACGCTTTTCAACTCGTCGTAAAGCTTCAGTTCCTCTTCAGTCCCTTTCAGCTTCTCCTGCAAGTCCTTCTTGACGGCCTCAAGAAAGCGCACTTCCTTCTCAAGTTTCTCCTTACTTTCCTTATCCTCCTTACTGGGAATAGGTGTCATGACACCTACGGCTTTATCCTCCGAAAGCATTTCCTTGACTGAAAGCTTGATGTTCACCTTCTCCAGGAGCTGCTTGACTTGCTCACGCAGCTGCCCGATCTCTTTCTCTTGGCGTTTGATGATTGACTCTTCACCCTTCTTCGCTTCAACGGCCTTGCTGATTTCTTCTCTGAGGTTTCCGAGGGCCTGACTGAGATCTGCGGTGAAGGGTTTCGCTTCGATGAGCGGCGTGTCGGCGCCGTGAGGACATAAGCGCTTGCGGACCGCAACAGTGTCGACTCCGGCCTTGTGCGCTACGATAAACGAGCCCGTTGGCAACTTCATGATTTGCTCTTCAGTTATGGCTAAGTGCTGTTTTTTGACGAGGAACATGAGGCCCGTCTTCGGATCCAAGTCTGCGGGGCTCGTGAATTTGCCGAAAAGGTTAATGTTGCATTGGCTCAGAGGGCTCTTGTGCAGGTCTGCGGGGCGCTGGCTAATCAAGATTGGAAAAATGCCGATTTTGCGGCCGTGCTTCGCGATGAGGCTGACTCGAGAGAGGCTGGGCTTGCTTGCCTGATCCCAACTCTGAGGAGCGTAAATATCCGCTTCCTCAAGGACCAGGAAGAGGACGCGGCGATACTTCTGCTCGAGGCGATAAAGGTTCCACAAGAAGCTGCTGATGAAGTGCAGCTGGTCGACGTCGTCTTCGATGTCGCTCACGTTCACGACGAGGGATATCCCCTTTTCCAAGGCAGCTTTCACGTACTCATGAGCGAAGGCCGCCTCGAGGGGGAGATCCTGGTAGGGCCCGCCGATTACTACTACTGTGTTGAATTTGGCTTTCAAAGTGTTATGCGATACTAAAGGTGTCTCTCCACAAACTAAATTGTGAGTTTTAGGAACGAGTGTCCCGATTACCTCAAAGATACCTGTCACTTTTCGCACACTTGTGATTTTGACTGAGTCAAAATTGCTGCGGAAAGCATGTTTGTAGGAAAGATGCGAGCTTTTTACTAGGAGGACCCGGTACCAAGTTGGCTGCCTTGCAGTTATGAAATGTGTTCGTTTTTTCTCCACGATAAAATGCGGATCTGAAACCTTAGTTTCATTCAAACTTGCATGATAGCCTGCTCGCTCAGCTAAGTAACACAGTTGAATTGCAGCCCACTTTGAATAAGTGGCTATTGTGCGGCCGGAGCCATCGCACTCAGCATACGCCTTGATGAAAGGGTGCAGCAGGTCATTATGAGCACGCATGATTACTTTGGGTATTGTCAGCGTTGAAGCTTTGCGTCCACTCTGTAAACGCAACACTCTTTTGAGGAAGATACCGAGTGCTTTATTGCTGACTGTGTAGGTCCATTTGTCCGGTGAATCGATACCTTCTGCATCAAACAATTCTCGGGTTAGTTGTGCGAATCGCTTTCTGCGTTCTTGGTTCCCCTCAATGAACATCACTTTGTAGAGGTCTTTTGAAAGATGGCCATCAGCTAGGAAATAGCCCAACCATTCACAGAGTTGAGGCGTAAGATGGCTTTGAATTTTGCACTTCGGTTTGTTTCCATGACGAGGATTCCAATATAAGTATTCATTGACGACAACTCCCCTAGAATCTTTTAGATTCTGCAACAACGGTAATTGGCTCTTCGGACGAAACAGCTGAGGAAATTTGCGGGGAATAAGCAGTCTATCGCCTACATGAATTTCATCCAATCTAATCCATGATACAGCATGATTTTTCAGAATCGCAACTTTATGATTAATTGTTCCCCTCAGTTTTCTGCCCATTCGAGCTTCTATCTCGATTAATTCAGTGACCTTTTCTCTTGTTACTTGAGTGAGAGGTGTTGCTTTGAATCCTGAATGACCGTAAGACACTACTCTAATGGTCCCTTTTTTCAATCTCCTTTCCAAATCATCAGCTAAGACGACTTCTCCATTGCCTAAGAGAATTGGAGTGTCAGGTGTCACACAGTGCCATTCTGGTATGGGCTCGATGATGATTACTTGTCCGTGCTGTTCCAGGACGTCTTCGACTAGGTCTGCTGCAGCGTTGCTTTTGCCGTGGCCACTCATCGCTAATATACTGAAGCGTAGGCCCTCACGCTTGTAATCGTCAGTGTCGATAGCAAAATCAGAGGATAAACGTAATTTCATTTAGAAACCTCCTCCTGCATAGGCGATATCACGCGCTTGATTCGCCACCATTCACCCTCTGCACCGCTGAACTGTGACGCATCCAACGGACCTCTATACCATTCAACATCAACAGTTGCGATCGTAGCGAGCCTTGTTCCGCGGTCGACGACACCTTGAACATTTGCGGCCACATCAATGGAAGTAGGCCGCTCATTTGTGTATCTTCGAAGATAGTTCAAGAACCGTTTTGCAGCAACTTCTGGCGAGGAAGCTTTGAAGAAGCGAGAATGCTTCGAGCTCTTCACAAGAAACTCAATCAAGCAGAAACCTCCAGCTCGAGGCGTTTCTGTCCGACTACCGGGAGGCCCTGCCGTTTAGCTTTGAATCGCTCGAAAAACCGACTCTTGTAATAGTCCTTTCCAAGCAGTTTAGGCCAACGAAGTATGAATGCTCCCTTGACACGTTTTCCATGTCGACCTGTTCGCCGATAAAAACAATACTGATCTTCAACGATATCGCCAGGCTTAAGATCAGCCCATTGTGGATACTCGAGCTGAAACTCCTCGAATCGTGCCATATCGATGTCTGTTATCCAACGGTAGCTATGCCAGCAAATAGAGTCCTCATAGCCGCACTTTGGGCAGAATCTCATTCAGAAGCCTCCAGGAGCTTTCGCACCTTCCCACGGAAAAGATCCCACAGATCCTTATCGTCTTCAAGCAAAGCGTCACCGTAAGCAACGTAGATCGAATCGGGAATCTTGACTTGGCCCTTGAGCTCCTTGATTTCCAGGCCCTGCATGATTAGCGTGATGTTTTGTTTCTGCAGGAGAAAGAGGATATCCGCAAGAAGCTTGACCGCGGGATCCGGTAGAGACAGCGGTGTATGCGTCGGTGTAGAGATCGGTTCATGCACTGGTGTATCAGTCTTCAGATCAGGTGTCCCTTTAAGGGTCGCGGGTTCAAGTCCCTCTGGGCCCTTGGGCTCTTTTTCGGCTTTTTGCTTCCATCTAGGTTCTATGCGTTTGAGCTTCTTGAGTGCTTGGAGGCGCATTTTAACTGATTCATAGCTTCGACCAGGAACCTTTTCCGCTATGGCTGAAACAGTCTTTCGTTTTTTCCACAGTTTAACAAGTAATTCATCGTCCTTGTCATTCCAAGGAACATGCCTCTGTCTAAGCGCTAGGCCAGAACGCCCTGGAAACTCAGGCATAAGCAGCTTTTTCTCCTCTTCATCAGACCACTGAAATTCTGCCATGCTTCCATGAGATAACTCTGGTTTACGTTCATTTCTTGGAGAGTAGACAGGGCGCTCTTGGCCTTCAGCTTCTTCCTTTTCAGGCACTGATTCTGCTTCACTGCCCAGAATGATCAGCGTAACAGGCTCTCCTTCGATCATCACATCCTCAGTTTGCTCTTCGACATCTCCTTCCCAGTCGGGGTTAAAATCGGCTCCAGGAATGACTATGCAGGACCCGTAGGGAGCAACGTCTTTGACGGGATACTTCTGCTTCAACTCCTCAATGCTGATCATGCTGCACGCCTCCTCAGGTCCGGCTCGTGATTGTTGTGATGGGCGGCTTTAAAGCGTAGGGGTTTATGATGGATGGGGCAGAGTGCTCTTCCGCCTGGCTTCTTCTCTTCCGTACCCTTCGAGACCCAATGGGCAGCGAACGTGCACCAAAAGTAATGATCATAGAACCGCAAGGTTTTCCTCCTCCAAAAACTGCTTATGCTTCGACACTTCGGCGCCGCAGTAGGGACAAGAAAGGCTGAACAGTGTTTTTTGGGAATCACCAACGAACTTCTGTTTTTCCTCAATCATCGCTTCTGTCGCGTCAAACGTTCCAGAGCAGCCTCGGCAGCGGTACTGCTCATCACGTGCATCACTCAAGCAGCCCCAATGCCACAACCGACCATCTTTCGTGCGGGCAATATTTCTTTCAATTTGCTTATTGCATAAATAGTAACTGCAAAGGCGTTGAGCTAGAGGGACCTTACGGTAGACTACGCGATCACTCATCATTAGCCCTCTTTTTTATGTCAAATGCTTGTCTCTCCGATTCCATTTCGGGAAAGTGAAGAATAACATCATATTTTGCACAGCAGTTTTTGAGAAATTTGTACGTGTGTTCGGCAATTTCTGCGCTAGCGTAGATGATGTACCTAATCATTCGTTGCTTCGGGTCCTTAAATTGTTCGCGATACAGAAGAACCTGGCCTAGAGCATGCGCAATATCGTTGACAGTTGGATGGAATTTCACTTCGTAAACCCTAATTTCAGTGTCGTTCCACAAAACAAGATCTGCGCGCCCATACTTTCCCCGTACGTTCAGCTTAGCACAATATCCCTCAGGCCTGTTGTACGCGAGGCTCATTATCACATCATGCTCATTGTGAAAGTCAAAAAGATAACGCGTGAGAGCCGCTTCAGCAGATTTCGGGGCAGACAGTGGTAGCGGGGATCCTTCTTGTTTTTTCATCATTTAGGCCTCTTTGAACTGTTGGATCCTATGATCAGCGGGGCCGAAATGTCTAACGCGGAAGATGGTCCCGCAAACTCGGCAGGTGATCTCTTCGATATCAATAGGCTCAGATTTGATGCCTTTAGAAGTTTCTGGACTTTGCGTTTCAGGGTTCTCTTGTGCTTCATCCACGTGGCCCTCTTCAAACGGGCCCACATGCTCCTCAGGAAGGGCGCCGGCCTTGGACTCGGCGACAACTTGCTCAGCACATTCAGCATCGTAATACTTGCCCTCGCCGAGATGAATGGGCGTGCCTTCTATGGGCTCGCCACAACGAGCACAAGAGATCTGCTTCTCCGGACCGCGCGATTCTCTAGGAGGCCCTGCTTCTTCGTGCTTTTCTGGGATCTGCGGGATCTCTGGTTTAGGCTGGAGCTCGAGGATCCGTGTTTCGAGATCTCTCGTCGAAAGGCCATACTTCACGACCTCATTGGCCAAGCGAGTCTGGAGTTCAGGACTTTTTAGGGTTAGAAGCTGCAGAGCATGATAGAAGCTAACATTATGTAGCGCTACATAATGTTGAACTTCTTTCGGCAATTGTAATAATCTGATGTGGTGCGAGACAGTTGATTGGTCTATTCCTAGTTCCTGAGCAAGTTTTTCTTGAGTCCACTGGAAAGCGTTGACGAGGATATCCAGTTTCTTCGCAAGTGTAATCGGGTCCTCTTCGAGGCGGTCCTTGTTTGTGATGACTGATTCTATGATGACTTGTTCGTCTGTTCGCTCGGAGACTTCTGCGGGGATCTCCTTCCAGCTAAGTTGCTGGGCGCTTGTGAGCCGTAAGTAACCGTCGATCAGTTCATAGGTTCCAGGTTGAGGTCCTGGCCTTACTTTTATGGGGTATTTCAAACCGTGCTTTTTGATGCTGTCCCGAATTACCTGCAGCTTCTCGTGAGTAAGGGCCTCTCTTGTTGGCAGGAATGTTGGAATCGAAATTGCTTCAAGCCGAATTGATAGGACCCTCGGTGTTAGGCTTGATGGTTCAGTTGGGAGCGCATTGCCAGGCTCTTTATAAGCAGGTTGGGAATCGATTCCGTGCCCTGATGGTTTCTGCTCTGAGGCCGTAGAGCCCTTTTTCACATAGGCACCGGGGACCTTCCAAGCTTTGGCGCCCTTCAAATAATCCTCCCCGCCCAAGTCACGTGTGAGCCTGCAGACAGCGATGAAGTCAGGCTTATCCAATACTTTCTTAGGCTTCAGAATCGCCCAGAAGTACCCTGCCTTGTCCTCGCTGAAGTCAAGCATTTCGTCGACTGCACTGAGTTGCCAATTCAACGTGTCAGCGATTTTCTTGGCAAAATCACTGGGGATTTTCAATGACATGTTTTTACTTCCTTTCTGCGTTTCGCAGGAGGCGGTTGAGGGTTCGAGACTGCCACTGACGGTCAGCCGACCAAGCAGCCGACTCAGCCAACCAAGCAGCCGACCGAGCAGCCGACCAAGCAGCCGACTCAGCCGACTCAGCCAACCCAGCAGCCGACCAAGCAGCCGACTCAGCCAACCAAGCAGCCGACCGAGCAGCCGACCAAGCAGCCGACCCAGCCGACCAAGCAGCCGACTTATTTTCCTCTGTTGGATTCTTCAAGCATTTTTCTGCTGCATGAATCGCTTCGATGATCCTCTTATCCTCTGGATACTTGGCCTTCCAATGTTTGTAGCAACGTTTCGCGCATGCAATGGCAAAAGGAACAAGTGTAGCCGTTACTGGTAACTCGCGGATTAAACGCATTTCCCTAGCCGCAAACTTGTCCGTAGACCGCAGAATCTCGCCGCGAGCCTCAACCTGAAACCATCGATTGCCATAAACATAGTTTAAACTGTCTAGTGGAGATTCGCATGCGTGAAGCCCATTCTGGCAGATTTCGAGAGTTCCCGCGCACTTCTGCCATTCGCCAACTTTCCAAGTGCAGTCGCCCTCTTTGCTCTTCAACTCAGATGTTACGAATTTGTAGCCAACAACAACCTTTTGTCCTGTCAACCCTAATCCTCCACAAAATCAGTCATCAAGCCCATCAGCAACAAGGCCGTTGCGTAGTTGCCGCGCTTCTGGTTCCACCTGGCGCCACGGTAGAGCCAACGGCAGATTCTCTGGACCCTGTTCACATGCTTCTCGTGGATCTTGCGGCGCTGATGCTTGGCGGTGATGGGATTGAAGGAACGTGGAAGACGCATCATGTTATTTCCTGACAAGTTTAGTCTGCTCTCCTTCCAGGATCTTGACGGTGAATTCTTGGCCGATCTCAAACTGACTGAGCATCTGCGCCGATTCCAGGTGAAGCGTTAACCTTTCAGCTTCGCTTGTTGCGAGTTCGACGTAGGGCTTGTCTCGGTGCTTGCCCCTCATGCCCTTCGAAGAGACTTTAAAGTCGCGTTGCAATACCATGTGCTCACCTCCAAGTTGCATGTCGCATGCGTTCTGGGCGGCCTATAGCAATCTGCAAGCAACGATGAAAATCCTCGACGTACCGTTCCTTCTCAGATCCTAAACTCTTGTTCATCATAAGAATCGTCTGACGGAGTTGCTCGGCAAAACGAGCGGCAGTCTGCAACTCTTAGGCCTCCCTAGCAGGCGCTTTTTTAAGCAGTTTTCGATATTCGACAGCAAGTTCATGGAGTAAATCACTGAGCTTATCCATTTCAAGCCTCCCTGGATTGGTTGTGGGTTGCTGGATGGGCTGCGCAAACACATAAGAGGAATGCTCGTGACAGAATCTCTATAAACTGCCACGAGTTTCGAACCCACCAGCAACCTTTCACACTATGACGCGAGGACAGTTCCGGCATGTTATGCCTCCTTGCGAGCAGATCTGTGAAAACTGCGATCATAGCACTCTTTGATGATGCTCCTGATAACTTCGGTGTTACTTTCAAGTCCTTTCGATTCTTTGATCTTTTCGAAAAATTGTGCAGTCGTCCCTTTTAGGATGCAGTTAATCTTGATTATTCGATCTGTATCATCCATTTCTTATGCCTCTCATCCAGAATCTATGTATTATGCTTATAACCTTTGTCATCATGTATTTATGGGAATAATCCTTAAATGTGATCATTAACTTATACATAAATTGTGTTAAAATGTCCAAGAAAGAGGAGAAGACCGAAAAACTGAACGTTATTCTAAAGGGCAATACTGCAGATAGATTTAGGCGAATCAAGTCAATGCTAGGCTTAGAACAGGATACTGAAGTTATTAGAGCACTGATCACATGGTATTATAATCAGCATGAAAAAGAGCTAACAGGACCGCCTAAGACTATGTGGCACTTGAACTTGAATGATGATGGTGTACTAGTGTGGGACCCAGATGTGTCAGAAGGTGTCCAGATTAATTTTAAACGTGATGGAATCCATTGCTTATACTGCGGGAAAGATGATTGCAGGCACATACAATTCGCAATCTCCAAAACGGACATTCAGGGAGTCATTCGTAAGAGGCGAAAGGAAGGGTGGAAGCTTCCTGACGTTTGAGTCGTGTAAAGAATGAATTTCAGAATAATAGCTATCGTCATTTCCTGCATCGCTTTTCTGCTTGCCTTATATAATATCCTGAGTATTCCGAGCTATGCTTGGCAATACGTGACAGCTACGGAAGCATCTGTTCTGATCTCCAACATATGTGTTATCGTGTCTGGGCTCTTTATTGCTTGGTGGATTTATCATGACTATGAAGAGATCCAAAAACGATGGAAAGATAACAAGGTAGCGAGCGACAGAATCAATACACTTGAAGAAAGACTTAAGAAATTCGAAGAAGAAAATAAAAAGGCTTGACAAGTTAAAGTAACTATTGTCTCCGTAATCTTCCTTCTTTGAAGTCCTGGAGCATTAACTTGAAAGTTGCAAAGTCTTCCTCGCTTATGCCCAAACGCTCATTCTCAGCGGCCTTGCCACTGTAAACATTCACGTACGGTTCGAGCTTCGCGTATTCCTTCTCAACTACGTTTGCGTAAAGCTCAGGAGTCCGATCATAGGGTCCACCAACACTGTGAATTCCGCCTCTGTGGCCCATCATAAACTCGACATAGTCACTGTTTATGCCTCTTTCCGGCGGGCTACTTTCAGTTTTGAACATGCGTCTGAACATGTGACTGCGAAAAAGAAACGCGCGTTTATGGAGGCCCAATCTGCAGGTTTTTTGGTAAAAGATACATTCAAACTTCTGCCTAGTTAACACTGAACCCTTGCGAGTGATGAAAATGGCATCGCTTGATTTCTTCGCTTCGTTCAACCATTCCATCCGAGTCTTAAGCCACACACGAAGTTCTTGGCAACCGTCAGCTCCGATGAAGGTGAAATATTGGAAATTGTTCCTCTTACGTTCATCAAAATCTACGCGCAGCCTGTTAGCGCCACTGTCAAGCTCTTTCTGAACATAGGCCAGTTGATAATTGAATTTGTTGAGAACATCACCAATGCTCATGCCACTCTGCAGCATAACGAAACAAATTGTCTTTTCCCTCTCGCCCAGTAAACCCAAAGCCCTCTTTGCTTCTGAAACACTCAGCTGCTCAATCGAAAACTTCCTCAAACACCTACCATTCCACACGTGTCCATTGGACAAGTCAGCAGCGTGATAAGCAAAAAACTGTTTCAAAACATTGAACAAACTGTGCCGATAAGTGTCAGAACACCCGCTAAAATCAGGGTTATCACGACAAAAGCCCAGAATCAACCGCGAAGCCCAACTCCGCTCCCGAACAGTAACAACATTTCTTCGCTTCACATGTTCATTCAAAAACTCTTCAGGACTCAACTCAACATTCTTCACAATTTTCAGCCAACGAAAGAACATCGCCAAAGTTCTAGCATAATCCGAAAAGGAACTGCGACCAGCATACTTATCCAAAAACTCCCTAACCACACTACTGCCCTCAACAAAAACAGCAACATTATCCCTCGTCACCCCATAAACATACACACAACCCCGCCCAACCACAGACCCACACCCTCAATCAAACCGACAAAGCTTATTAACAAATATAACACTTCCCTATACTTAACGGTAAAGCGGTAATATGGGGGCTAGTGTTTGTTAATAACTTCTATATCGATGAATGCATTAATGATAATTGAGTGCTGTCGAAGCGAGAATTAGGAGAGTGGAATAATCTCAGAATCTGTTGAACATGAAACTTTGAAAGCCATAGGAAAAGAAATATTGAGAAGCAAAGGTTTTACGGACAAAGAGATCTTCGTAGAATTTCCAGTACTCTACGCGGGCCAAATCTTCGAGAAAGAATGTTACGGTGAACGTCCTCTCAAGATGACGGTTAAGCGAGGCATCATCGCCGACGTTATTGGATTGAATGAACAGCATAGTATTGTCATTGAGTGTGGCTCCACGCCCTCAGATAGGTTATGCCAATTGAAGCTGTTTTTTGATGAAGTTCTATTTCTTCCTTATGTTAAAACTATGGGTCGTCCTGAAAAAGACATCCTTGAACTGAACAGTCAAATCACATCACTCACTGAACAAAACATGCAGCTACAACGAGAGAATGAGTGGTATAAGCAAAGGCTGGACGCTTTAGAGACTAAAATAAGAGAGGCACTTCGAAAATAGGGCGGGTCTGGGAGGGCGTAATCCCTGGTTGAAGAGGGCTAGTTTGAAGAGGATTGAAAATTAGTGCTCTTCAATGGGGTTTTTGCAGTGCTGAAAACTCTGGTTGAAGAGCGCCCGTTTCAAGAGCGCCCAATCCCTGGGAGGGAAATCTTTAAGGTTGAGAAAGAGAGTCGTTATCAGGGCTGCTGGCTGCCGAACCAACCTTTTTCAAGCCTAAACCTCTTGAAAAACCGGTGGCCAGCGGCTCTGTTGATACGCTTCATTTCATTGACAAACGTTTAAATCTGCCAGTGCCAACAGTTCTTTTAGAGGTTTAGGCAAATGCAAGACGTAAAAATAGAAAAGAGGCCAGATTTGGCTTTAGTTAAGAAAAAAGATTTTGAGCCAGTGTGCTATAACTGCAGCAGCCAGTGCGACCGCTATGATAAATGCAAAGGAGCGCAGAAGATGGCGAAGGCCGTTCAAGTCTGGTGGAACGGAAAACTAGTTGATATCATCTCAGACTTGGAGGCACGCAAGATCCTTGCAGACGGAAATGCAGTGCAAATCGCCGAGAACATGATTAAGATAACGCCTAAGTGGTGATGAAGTGCAGTCGAAGGGAAAGTTCTGGCCGCGCATAAGGCCGTTGATCTGGGAGAAGGCCCAGGATCTCTTCCAGGCAGAAGAGGCCAGGCATATGGAAGAGGATTTTAAGGGAATAACAGCAGAGAGGCACGAGCTGCGCCAGGCAGGATATTTTTATACCGCAAAACTGATAGTTTTGAGGGATCTCTGGTTGCAGAAGAAAGGCTTACCAACAAGTGATGAGGAGGCTCAACAGCATGGCCATTTTTAAGCGGAAGTATATTCCCCTAGTTTTGGATGGTCGAAAGGTTCAGACGCGGCGTGTCCACAAGCAAGAGTGGCAAGTTGGCAAAACTTACGCGGTCCGGGACACGTGGTTCAGCAAGCCCCAAGGCCGCATAGTTGTTCTGCGAAAATTCAGGCAGCGGCTAGGAGATATCTCCACTGAAGATGTGAGAAAAGAAGGATTCAGCACCTTGGACGAGTTTGAGGAAGCGTGGATAAAAATTAACGGCTCCTGGGACGCAGACAAAGTAGTGATCGTCTACGAGTTTAAGCTAGTTCGATCGCCAAGTCTCCAGAGATGAGGAATATCTTCTTTTTCGGGTCAGATTTATTCATGGGTACGGCCTCATCCCCGATGATCATCATCATTTTCCCAGCCGGTGTGATTGGAAGCGCAAAATCTTTGAGGACCAGAAGCACAAGCGGATGAGCAACACCTATAATCGAAACAATAATAATGTCGTTGCCTGTGCACTGGTCGAGGATACTTAATAAGCCGCTGATGCTTAAGCCCTCGAGTCCCTGACAGGAATCTATGATGGCTACTTGTGCTTGAACAAAAAGTGAGTCTAAGCTTTCACCTATGTCTGAAACTGTTATAGCTCCGCTACCAGTAACTGAAACACCGTCAATTCCTTGCCCATTCTCGGTTATTGGAACTTGAGCCTGAAGAGACAATATATCAGAACCCAACCCCGAATCAGAGACGGGAACATTGGCTTGAGCGGCTATTCCATCCAACCCAGAACCTGCCTCGCTTACTGGGACCCGCGCCTCAACTGCGATGGCATCATTTCCCGCTCCCGTTTCGACAACAGGAATTTGACCCTGAATAGTTGCAGCATCAGAGCCTGAACCTACATCGCTTACCGGTATCTGGGCTTGAAGAGATATAGCGTCACTTCCTTGTCCTGTTTCGCCAACTGGAATCTGCCCTTGAACGTTTAATGTATCTGTGCCTGAACTTACATCAGAGATCGGAATTTGACCCTGAATCGCTGCCGTGTCTGAACCTGAACCAGAATCTGTAACTGGTACTTGCGCTTGAAGGCTAAGATCATCCGAACCTGAGCTTGAGTCTGACACGTTTATGGGTATTGCACCTGCACTCACATCTATACTATCTAAGCCGCTTCCAGAATCTGCAATGGGCAATTGTGCCTGTATTCCGACACTATCGGAACCTGAGCCCACATCACTTATCGGCAGTTGCGCTTGAATACTGAGAGCATCAGTACCTGAATTTGTTTCTGGGACCGAGACCTGCGCTTGAATCCCGATGGTGTCAGAGCCAGAGCCATTATCTGAAGCTAGAACTTGGTTAGCGCCCAATACAGCGTCTGTTCCCAAGCCCGTATCGGCCACTGTTAGTTGAGCCTGAAGAGACAAACTATCTGAGCCTGCGCCGCTATCGACGACTGGAATCTGAGCTTGCAGAGAAACATCGTCTAAGCCTGAACCCGCATCTGGAACGTTAATGTAAGTGTAAGCCTCTAGTATGACGTTTATGATGATCCATGAGGCTGCAGTGTAGGCTCCGCCGCCGTTCGTGTGATGTTCCGCGTCAAACTCATGCTGATCTGTGAGTATTAAGCTGCCGCTGCGGAGGCGGGTCCAAGTCGTCGTAGTTGTTATTTGTTCGCTATCGGTGACTATACTGCTGCTGGTGGCATCATAAAGTGCGTTGTATGCGTTCCAACTTGCGCTAGAACTCTTCATTGTTGCTTCATAATAGAATGTTAAATTAGGGGGCAAATCGCTCTTGTCAAGAAGGGTTTGATTGTAGATACGTATGTACCCAGTAGAAGTCGTTGATGCTGGGTCTGCGGTTTTCTTCCGCAGTTGCGTTTTAGTTATTGTTCCGCTTTGCTGGATGATTAGCCTTGCGCCTGTTACCGTGTTTGTTTTGCCGCTTGAACTGCGTTTTTTAACTACGTATTCCTTTCCGTCTATAAGCGTGATGGAGCTTGAACGCACGCGTCTAGGCACCGCATTTGTGGTGGCAATTTCGACGACCTCTATGTTATCAGTCTTGTTCCATAAGCTCACTTCAACGCTTTTGCCGCTTTGTGAACTGTAGAAGCAAGCCTCAAAATATGAGGTTACAGTGCCATCGCGGGGTGCTGACTCATAAAGGTATATCGGCTGGTTCAAAAGGTTAACTGCTGTAGCGCTTGTTGTAGTTTCATTAGCTGCGCCGATTTCTATTTGCTCCTCTCCCGACGTCCACTCTCCATATTCCGTTATGTCATCGATAATTATGATACGGGCTGCTCTTACCCAACACGGATTCGAAAAGCCAGTTTTAAGCTGAAATTTGAACTCATGGAAGCTAGTGAGCGAGATAGGTCCGGACCTTACGCGGGTAGTAATAGAAGATGACGTAGAGACTTCACTGCCACTAACGGCTGCACCGCTTGTAACGTCATAGAGCTGAGCATAAACAGTACCAGGTGCTGCTGCAATGTTCAAGTCCGCCTCAAAATAGAAAGTTGGTAAAACAAACTTGCTGGTGTCGAGGTAGCCGTTTTGCAGGTAAGCATTTGCGGGGTCAACGTAACTAGCGCTAAGTGAGCTTACGTTAGCGTCCAGCAGGTCGATCTGATACTCAACTTTCGCCAAAAGTCAGCCGCCCTTGACCGTGATTAATTCTGCATAAGCATTTTTCATTTTGGTTATTTGCGATGGACTTAGTGTTCCTTCAACCCAGATTTGCAGCACGTCATGTGTCGGCTGCGCCCAGAACACCCATTTAATCTTTATTCCCGTGGCTGATTCAATGGCACTCCAAGCGTCATGTAGGTCTTTGACTTGAAAAACAGTGAAGCCTATTCGGCTCTTGGGATAGAGCCCAGCGTCTATTTGGCTCATAAACGCGTCAAGTGCAGCCTTCTCCACGTCGGATAATTGCCTAGCGCTATGAACAATTATTGTGTCCTGATTTGCACTGAAACCGCAGAACCAGTCGTTACTATCAGGCCGAATCTTGAATGCCTCAAATAGTTTAACCATCAGTGTCCAGTAGTCCCAATTCTCGCTAAGTTTCGGATACGAATACTGAAAAAGGGGGATCAGACTCATCATCTTTCACTGTCCTTATAGCATAAGTTCTACCTAAGACCACGTTATGGTGACAGTAAGAACCCAAGTTTGCCCGCTTGTCTTTGTACCCTGCGCTGAGACCTTGCGATTCAGATTCAGTCCCGAATCATCGGCGGCGTTTACGACTGTAAACTCGTTCCAAGCGTAGTTGGCTTCTGTGCTGCCGTAAGTGCTTCGCCATGAAAGTGCTTGCCCGCTTCTGCTCGGATAACTTGCGTCCATGATTCTCCAGAACTTGTTTGTTGCCGCTTGAAGTCCTGTCTGTGTTGCATTTTCGCCTGTGGCTGAGTCGCCAACTCCTGTTCTTGCGTTTGTGTTGTCCCATTTTGTCGGTGTTGCGATTCCGGCGAGTAATTCTTCGAATGCTTGTATGCCTTCGTTGAGACAAACGTTGCCTTCGAATTCCACTGCGCCTAAGAATCGCTCGGGAAACATGGCAATGAGTTCTTCAACGCTCATGCCCTGTCTGCTCAGTTTTGCGATCTCGTCCGTTGGATCGTCAAACTTGTGTATCTGCCATGTCGTCTTGCGCTTCATGCCGTCATGTATTTCAATCTTCTGTCCTCTCATGACGCTTACAGCGTCACTTCCTCTGACTTTATCAGATTGTCTAAGCATTCGCCGCAGCCTCCACTATCGCGGGAAGAGCCAGCAGTTGTTTCTTCGTTGGATTTATCCGTATGCTCTGATCCGTGCTGATGAGCATTAACTGTCCGTCATCCAGCTTTATGAGTTCCCATTCCGCGTTCTTACAAATTGATTCCATTTTCTATTCACTCCTGTCATGATGATTTTTCATGACTATGATCTTGTGATGCTCATGACACTTCCAGCGCTGTAGCTGAAAGTTAAAGTGAAAAGCGTCGTACCACCCGACTCTTTGAAGATGATAGTATTTATTGAGCCGTCGTCATTCCAAGTGAAATCAACTTGCTTAATCTTCTTGCCCGTCGGCGCAGCGGAGATGCTACTGAGAATCGCATCATGAATTGCCTCGCCACCCCAAACACTCATATTGGTCCACTCACCTTTTCCTTACGTTTTCTACAGATCTTCATCCATAGCCGGTTCAGTTTGAAGCTCTTAGGACGCAACTTCCCGAAGAGCGCGAGATCCCCGTTTTCGTCAAGCAGCATTATCGCCTTCCCTTTTGGATTGAGGAAAGCAAGCCCCTTTCCCAGATTGAGGTTTTCGGCTTCTGTGATGCGAAAATCGTTTTTGAATATTATATCTGTGGCATGCCAATTCGTGCAGTTTACAGCACCAGTTGCAAGACTGGAAGTTGTTATCCCTCCCGGGAATGTTACAACATCATTGAAATTATGGGGTATGCGCGCTTCATCGAATGTTCCAGAAGTAATGGCGCTGGCACTATGCGTGTGTGATGATGGTGGGTAAGTGCTTGGCTTGTCTGGAATATTCGCCCAGAATGCAGCACTCCAGAAGTCAGTGATTTTAGAACGCGTTAAGTCAGGAATTCGGGCAGCATCGAATATGCCTGAGGTTATGATGCCAGCGTCTGCAGTTACGTTCTGAAGAATCCTACCTGAAGTGATAACTTCAGTTGCTCCGATGCGAAGAGCCAACGCGTCGAAGTTATCGTCAGTCTTCAGGACGTCAGCAGCAGAACGATAAAGCTTCACGTCAGCGCCCGCGGATCCAGGACCCAGGTAGATGCCAGTAGTGTCTATTTGGACGTGGGGGTAAGTTGAGATTTTGATTAGAAGAGCGGTTCTTGCTGAAATGTACTCTGCGCGCATCCAAGACCAGTAGTAAGTATCATCACCAAGCTGTCCGACTCCAGGGTTAGTTGGAGCAAAAATGTGGTTTAGAGTAGCTGAGCCTGCTTTGTTCTTCGTGCGGAACCAGAAATATTCTGCTCCGTCTGAAAAGGGCCCCAAGTAAGATGGGCTTAGCCAGCCTGAAATGCGGTCAGAACCCCCTAAGCTCGGACCAGACCAGATAGCGCCGGATTCGTCGCCTGCTTCATGCGTCGTCTTATGCGGTGGGGATTGAGCGGCTAAGACTGCGATTATTTGTGAAAGTGCTGAGCCTTTTCCAAGCTTGACTCTCGCAAGCTTTTCAACCGTAACTGTCGTCGCTCTGAGGCCGTAAAGATAGTCTGCCAGGAGAGGCGGAACCTTTCCCAAGTCAAACGTGAGTTCGAGCGTTTGGCTATTTGCATAGACGTGATAGTCAACAGCTTCGATGCGGTAATCCCCGTTAATGTTCTCGTTGTACAGATGGACGTGAATCTTATCAGCTGCCAGAGGTGGCGTCGTGCCGTAATCTATGATTGTGCTTCTCACGGTCAAATAGTCTGCTGGATCCTTGAAGTAAGCGAGGAGAGACTTTGCCCTCAAATCACATTCATTGTCAGAAGCAAGCTCATCATCAGTTTCAGTGAGCTCACGCAGGCCATAGAGGGCCTGGCTAGCAGAGTCTTGTTCTAACGCTGAAAATCTCCCATTCTTGAAGTAAAGCTGGTCGATATGAAGTGTTGAGCGCCCGAGCCCGCTTTTAGTCACATAACCCTCGATGTAGACCAAAACCTTGTTTATGTTCTTCCAGTTGGGGCTCCCTGTCTTCGTCCAGGCAGGCGTCGTTCCAGACGCTGTCTCGTATGGTTTGCCGATTTTCTCGTCATGATAAATCCAGCGGACGTCTGCAGCTTCGCTTTTGGTGAGGACGAATTCTTTCTGGAAGTAGTTGCTATCATCAGTCATCAGTTGAATCCGGATCTTGCTGCAGCGATATTCACACCCGGAATCCAAGTCTTCGCCCGTTGCTCTCAATACAGCACATATGCTCTGATACCCGTAGTCGCCGCCGCATCCCATTGGCGATGCTAACGTATATTTTGCCCAGCCGCTCGTCGTTCCTGCTCGGCCTGTGCGGAGCTTTATGCTTGCCGTTCCAGCAACTTTGTCGCTTGAATCAGCCGTAAGTGTTGAGCCGCCTGCGTCATGCGTCCAGCCTGTTATCGTTTCAGTCCAAGCGTCCATGTCTGAAGGGTTAACCTTCGCTGCCATCCCGTAAGCTATGATCTTGTTTCGGACCCTGTGAATGTCTCTTTTGTAACTGCCAACCTCAACATTATCGACCAGACTTATCGACGCGCTCTTGCTGTTCTTTGCGAAAAACTCGAACTTCCCATCTGGCGCCACGCGAAAATCGTAGCCTATGACGCCAGCTTTGTCGCTGCTTTCAGCAATGTATTTCAGGACGTCCCAGAGAGGCGTATTCTCGTATTCCAGCTTGTTAAACGTCGTGTCAGTGTTTTCAACAAGCTCCGTCCCGCCTCTATTATGACTCAAAATCGCATAGTTATCCATGAGGTCCTTGACTACGGTCTCGCCCTTGCTCGAGGAGTAGTCTTTAGTGATGACCCGCCTGAACAGTTTCTCGCCAAGGCACCTGCCTGAAACAGTAACGTAGTTCTCGTCTGGGTTGGGATGCTCGTATTCGACGCTTTCAACGTGGCAAGCTATTATTGGGGGGAGGTTTGAGCCGCGGCCGATGTTTATGCTCCCATCCAAGCCCACCGTGATAGGCGAGGATCCGCCCGGACTGTACTTCTTATCCCAATTCTGCAGCTTCACGCTGAACGAAGATACTTCCTTCGTGCAACCCAGGTGAACGTTCAGGTCTATGATGTCGCCTTGGGGTGGAGTGACTGAGCCGAAACTCATGCTTACGACGGGAAGGGCAACGCTCAACTATTCTACCCCATGGCGATACATTGCTTCTTCGCCCGCACGTGTTATGCCATGCATTTTCGCGGGAGTCTCGGAAGCAGCTTCATTGTAGCCTTTGATAGCTGAGGTTGCAGCGTTCATGTTCGCTGCGAATATGGCTACTGCCGCTGCGGCAGCAACCAGGACGCCGATCCCTATTCCCGTTAGAGCGATCGCGGCTGCCTGGCTTATGTTGAAGGCGTTCTGGGCTGCTGTTGCGATAGCTAAGAATCCTGAATGTATCTTGTGAGCTATGCCTGAGAGACCTAAGACTGACGCGTTTGCTGTTTGTGTGGCAGTGTTTACGGCTACCGAGGCAGTGTGTCCGGTCGTTAGAAGTGTGAGGTAGGACTGCATTCTAGCAAATGTTGAGATCGTTGTGATGACAAGCATTATGGTGCGTACCCATTTGGACGTCTCTTTGTCTATGATGCCGAAGTCAGCTGCAAGCGTAGTCAGATGTATCCCCATCGAGCCCACAGTGCTTATTGCCCTGGCAACTGATGTTAGGCTTACTTCAACGGCCTCACACGTAGGTGTGGCCTCGTTGACGCCGCGAATGACGAAGCTTATTTCTCCTAAACTCATTCTGCTGCTGCCTCTGTTGTTCCATGTTCGAAACTTGATTGAAGGATGGATAGAAGTCTAGGCGCTGTTTCCGCAAGGGCTCGTGTTAAGAAGTAGCGGGGCTGAATGTATGTTGTTCCGAATTCTTGGAAATAGGCGTAGGGCACGTAGCAGCCAACTTTGATTATCCAGCGGTATATTACTTGAGCGTAGATGCTCTGCATTAGACGTCCCGTTCGAATAGGCGCCAAGACCTTCGCACGCCACATCGTGTCTTCCGCTAATTCGACAAGGCCCTGTTGGATTTGCTCCTGCATGGCCTCGTCAAGCCGCCTAATCTTGCGAGCGAACGCTTCAATGTCGCTGGCTTCAACTCGGATCTCGATGCTCAAAGTGTTCTGCCTCTGAACGTGCTTGTCTGCGGTTTTGCTTTGTCTAATTCCTCTTGCGCTTGCCGGTCCATCTCTCCGAGGATAAGCAGAAACTCATGGACCTTCTTTGCCGGCTGCGCATCAAGCTGCTGAACAGTCCAGCCGAATTCTTTGCATAGCCGAAAGTCTGCGAGGGCTGGATGTGGCTTTCCACTCCTCATCGCCCTCAAGAGTTTTTTGTTTCGTCTGGTCCTATGCTATTGAGCCTGTTTGCCGCTTTAGCTAAGAGCTCGCCTAAACCGATTGGAATGCCATTGTCTCCTTCACTCAGAAATCGCTCAAGAGTTATCGGCTTGCTTGGCGGCTGCTCCTTAAGGCTTGCGAGAAGGGTTTCTGCTTGAATGGCCACGTGGTCGATGTTGATGACTTTTCCAGTTTGAGGGTTATAGTGCGTGTATCTCGTTATGATTCTGCTGCGTTTTGCCCATGTGATTTCTTGGAGAAGGTATTTGCCTTTGAACTCTTCGCCGTAGGTCTCATCTACTTCAACTATTGTTGTTTTCATTTTAGTAACCTGCCGAAAGCGTTAACGACTTTGCCGTAAACGGGCACTTAACCGGGACGAGATCCTCAATCTTGGTTAGAAAACTTGCTGAGTCCCACTTGCAGCCTGAAAACGTGAATTTATGTCGCCCTTCAAATGTGCTTACCATGCCTATTTCCAAGGTGAACTCTGTGTCAGCGATAATATCATCTGCCTCTGCTTTACTCTCGAATTCGAAGATTAGCTCGCCGTCAATCGTGCGGTGCCTTGGCTGCAGGTACATTAGTATGTCTGCTCCTGTGGCGCCGCTTGGATCTCGGAATACTGGGACTCGTTTTAGATTGTTGTTCAGTGTCCAGCGCCAGTCTGTGCACCGCGAGAGCAAGCTTCCAGCCTTCTTTATGTACGTGTCCACCCAGCTCACGGGACCCTCAGCATACGGCGAGTTAGCGGAGTTGACTTTAGATGTTCCTGTTATGGGTCTCTGAGCCCACAATTCGCTGCTGACTAGAACGTTCTGCTCCATTCCGCACGCCATTTCAATCTTGTTGAACTTGCACCCGGCGAACTGCAGCGAGATGATGCTGCCACCTGGAACACCCGTGTAAGCCGCTTCAATGTACATGCTATTTACGTACGTGATCCCCTGCTCGAGCCACTCATATGGCTTGTAAGTTTGCGGAAGATGCTTAACTTTGAGCACTGGTGTCTGCAGACCCTTCTTGATGAAGTACAAGTCTCGGCTGCCAACGCCTGGAACCTTGATGTTTGACCGTTCAACTAGCGGCTCGAACTCTTCTGCAAGAAGCTGGGGAAACCAGGAAGGCACGCCTGGCAGCTGGCCATAGGTTGATTCTACGCAATAGGCCAGTGTTGCTTCATGTGCACCATATGGATGTGTACTCATTCACAATCACCAAATCACGTTTTAGTCGGGTAAACTTTCACGTAGTAGCTGACCCCGCCGATCTTGATTTCAACGATTTTCGGCGTTCCGCTCAGAGTAGCATCAACATAGTTCTTCGGGTCAAGCAAGTAGCGGCTGTTCATGGAGAAGTCATAGTTAGTATCGATGGAGGCGCCGCCGTTCTTGATTTCAAAATAGTTAGTGACATTCGTCTTGTCTATTCCTGAGCCGCCCACGTATTGCGGGCAGATTACGTTTATGTTTCTTGCTGGGCATTGGATATGAGGGCCGCCTGCGTTGCGTTCAAGTTTTCCGCCTATGATGTTGATTGACTCAACTGCCGGATTCAGCGTACTGTAGATGTTGGGCGCATCACTTGCTACGACAGTGGATCCAGCCATCGTTATCTCGTTTGACTCGATGTTCTGGAGTAGAATGTTCGGGTGCGCTCCGGTTCCGCCGTCAAACCAGCAGCCGTTAAAGAGGAGTTTCGGCGCAAGCCAGTCTGGACCGGTGCCGCCCTCGAGGATCGCGTGTGCTATGAAATCTGTGCTCCACGTGTATTTGCTTGCGAATAAGCTGCCGTAGATTTTGAGATCCCAAACGTTCTTCGCGTAAAGATCAGCCTTTTTCTGGTAGCCGAATTTGCAGTCGTAAAGGTTGATCTGGCCGCCTGTTCTGTTACCGTCTCCTGCTTCGCCTATTCTAAGCCCATAGTCGCCGTAGAGGTTTGTGGTGTCATCTGCTTTTCTTCCGTCAAACCAGGAGCCTATGATGCTGCTGTCTTCGCACCCAGTAAAGTCGATGCCGCAGTCTGTTGCCCCCCAGAATTTGGAGAATCGCAGCTCGTGCATTCGGGGTCCACTTGGTGAGTTGAGGCCATCAATGCATTTGGCTGCGAGCCCGTAGCCGTTCAGGAATACTCCGTTCAAGTGGCAGTAGCGCAGGCCTCTTAGGTCAAGCATTCTGTCCATTGCTGAATGCGCGCGGACTTCTGCTCCTTGGCTCAGAATCCAGAAGTCTTCAGAAGGCGGGATTATCGGCGTATCAATCAGGAACAGCTCTTTCTTTAGCCAGAGGCTTTTTGCACCTGCCGTTAATGCTGCTTGAATGGTTGTGTAGTCTCCGCCTGTTCCGACGATCGTGTCTGCAGCTGTGTGCTTGTGTCCTGCAAGGTCGTCCACGAGAGCGTTTATGTATGTTGGATCTCCCAGGTCGCCATTGCTTAGATGATTCGGGTATGTTGGCATTTTCTCTCATTAACCCTCCTGACCGTAATGGACTGTCTGAACCACGACAATCCTGTGAAACAGCATCGGGGAACCGACGCGGTCATCATCTCTCGAGTTGACCTTCTTGATCCAAGAGAGATTATCAAGCGAGTTAGAATCATGCTCGTGGACTTTGATGATATCTTTGATTTTCTGGACTGCTGCAGTGCAGATGCTTTCAGCCTCTATCCCAGTTTTCTCTCTTACCCAAACACCAAGCCGGTAGAGCCCCGTATATTGGAAGTATGCGACTGTAGCAATCCTCTGAGCCTTCTCAGTTTCTCGGCCTACTGTTATTATGACATCATTCGTTTCGAAGCTCTTCAAGAGCTCCTGCTCTGGCAACTCGAACTCCACGAGAACTACCGCTTCACTTGCCTCATCTTTTGAGACGTGGAAGAAGGTTTTCATCAAGTTTAGAAGTGTCGTTTTCGGATCAACAAACACCATACTTTTACCATCCCCACTGCTCGCAGAAGCAAACTCGAAACATGAACAGTTTTCCGATCATCATCTCCTGCGGCGGACTCTTCACTTCATACTCAGTGCCGTTCCAGACAATGCGGTCCAGATGCTTCAGGCCATCAAGAGCGTAAACCCTGATGGGAGCGTGCACTCGAGCTCCAGGATGCAACCATTCAACCGCTCCCGGCTGAGACTGAACCAGAACGTCAACGTCGTGATCCACGAAGCTGTAGGTAGGCTTCCCTGTCTGAGGATCCACGCCTGTTTCAACGCGCTCACGCCAAACAACACTGACGCTACCACTATCAACTGCTTTCAGATCCTCCAAGATACGCGTCAGTACAGAGGGGACTTTGTATATTCCCCAGCGGAAGCTGCCCCAGTGTATCTTTCCCCAAACTGCAGCTTCACTCATTCTTGAGCAACCCGTTAACTAGCTTGTGGACCTCGCAGGACCTGCAAGCCGAATAGTCTGTTTGCCCGCAGCTCCTGCAGAGGAGAGAGCTGAGCCTCTTCAGCTTCTCAATCATGTTTTCTCGCCCACACAGCAAAGGTGATCCCCGATTGGAGAAAGGAGAATTGGCTTTCACGAATGAAAGGCTGCGTGGGTTTCGAGACCATTATCTAGCGCTAGATAATGTTAGCCGCTAGCTTGGGCAGACTACTTCAACATCGTACCCGTCGTTGATTAGCTGCTGAAGCTCAGCGCTCGTCAAAACCTTCTTTGTACCGTTGACCTTGGCAACAATGTAGTTACCCTTGCCCAACACGTGGCTCATGGATTAATCAGGCCTCCGCGATACGTGGGAACTTCGTCAGCTGCACTTGCCTCAGCAGCGATTATGGGAGTTGCGAAGTTGACAAGCATTGCAGCCAGATCATTCTTGAAGCCTTCAACAGCCTTTTCAAACGCTAGCCGTCCGATACTTGCCTTCGTAACGTAAAGATCACCCAGACGGTAATCAAAAGCGCCCAGCAGCATGCCACCGCTTGCAGCCACGAGAATTCGGAGGCACGCCATCTCCAGAGCAGCTAGCTTCGCCCAATCATATCGCTTGCTAGTTGCATTAAGGTCAGAGCCCACGATAGCATTCACGTAAGTGTTCGCGTGGCTAACGTGCGCCTCGAAGCTTGCCTGAGATACAGACAAGCCGAAAACCGTGTACGTCAACGTGAGAGAATCATAACTAGCGTTAAGATGAGCTTGCACATCGCTAGTTGTGATGTATGCTACTGTCATAAGTTTGAACCTCGACGAATTTGGAAACTAAAAAGGGAAGAGAGCGGAGGGAATTAAAACCCCTAGATTATACTGTAGTACTTGGAGCAGCTGCTTGAGCAGCTTTGACCATTTCTTGCTCGCGTTCATCGAAGTCCATGCTGATTATCCCAGCGATCGGAACTATGAAGCCAATTCCAAAGACTGCTAATGCCATTGCCCAAGGCGGATTGTAAGGTCCAGGTGCAGGGGCTCCGGCAGCAACAGCAATTGCGTTTGTACTTGTGATGAAGTTGAATGAAGCCATGAAGCCCACAAGTCCAACTACCATGCCTGTGAGAACGCCAAGGAAGATTTTGTGTACGAATTTGCTTCTTCCAGTCTTTGATGACATGTCCATGCTTATTATGCCAGCGATTGGAACTACGAAGCCGAGCCCGAAAGCGCTCAGTGGAAACGCCCAAGGCGGATTATACGGCCCTGGTGCAGGAGCGCTGGCAGCGACTGCAATTGCATTCGTGCTCACAACGAAGTTATAGGATATGAAGAAGCCAACTAAGCCGAGAAGCATACCTACCAGAACGCCGAGAAAAATCTTATGGACGAATTTTATTCCCATCGACACATTCACCCCCTCTTAGGCTTGTTTCCCCCACCCCGCATGTGAGTGGGGAATGAAACAGAAAAAAGAGGAAAGAATGCTCTGAAAACAAGCTATTATGTAGCTACTATGCTGTTGCTAATCCTGTTACTTTGAAGATTGCTTCTCCATTCAGCACAACAGGAGCGTATCTCGTTGTCAAGATTACGTCGACAGAGTCGAATTCCTTCTTGATTTCCATGTCAGTTAGCAGGGGCCGTTTGATTATGAAGAATCCCATGGGCGCGTAGGATGCTGAAAGGTTCGATCCTGTGCTGAGAACATATGCTGTGCCTGCGCTTACCACGTTTGTCACGAAGACTCCCATGCCGTAGATCAGGCCGATCAGGCCCGTCTGGACTACTGGCTCGCCGTACTGCATGTGCAAGCTGAACTGGGGCAGGTACATTACGTCTCTGGCGTTTATGGGGTTCAGTATTATGCTGTCTGGGATGAAGTTGTACGCTTCGATTTTTGCCTTCGCATTGAGAATGTCCTTTGTTCCTAGGCCGCCACTGATCGTGAACTCTGTGCCCGTTGCGCCCAGGCTTACTCCTGAGCCTGCTGAAGTACCTCCGGCTGCTGTGCCGATGACATTCATGCAGTCAAGGTCAATAGTGTAGGCCATACGTCTAGCAAGCCTGCGGAGCTGGTCCTCGATTACGGGGATGTACAGGTCTTCGATGTTCTCTCGGCTTATGCGCTCTCTGAGGCCCTTCTTGTACGGCGTGACTGTTACGTTTGAGTATGGCGTGAAGTCCATCGGAATCTCTACGCCTTCGCTGAGCTCGCTGATGGCTGCTGATCGACTACCAGACTGCTTGACGAATGTCGCTGACTTGCCGGCGACAAGCGGAAACTCTGGGAAAAGCTTCTTGACGACTAGCGCTGGCATTGTGAGTTCGATGATCTTCTTGTGCAGTGCTGGGTATCCTACTGCTCCAGTGTCGACCCATGTTAAAGCATCACGAACAAGACTCATGGTGTTTCACCTACGTTAAGAGGATGTATGCTGTGCCGCCGCTTGCAGCGCCGTAGATTGCTCTGCCCAGGATTTTTCGAGAATTGTTGATTGCGAGTGCTATGCCTGCGCTGGAAATTAAATCTGCGTCAGCTGCATCTGCGATCGTTGCTACTCTACCGTACCGAGCTGTGCCGAGTCTGTCACCTGCGGTAATTGTGCCATAAGCGATAGCGCGTGCTAAGCCTCTCAAGATTACTGAAACTTTCTTGCCGCTCAGGGCTGACGTTAGGCATATTCCGCAGAATTTTAGGCTTGGATTTGTCGTTGGTTTCGCTACTGTCCAATCAGCTGAGATCTCAACGACTTCGCCCATAGTGAGATCTTCGCCTGCTGTTGCCGTGATTATGTACCGGTCTGAGACAAGCGGATTGGTTCCCTCGTATACTGGTGTTGCCATTCAGTTCACCCTTAGCTGAATCCTATGAGGCGCTTGTGAGCCTTGAGCATGTCCTTGAACCAGTCGAAGTTGCCCAGCGCGTCCTTGTTGATTTCGTCGACTGCAACGATCCCTCTGCCGGAAGCACGTTGTGCTTCGCCAGCTTTAGGAGGAATGTTCGTGTCGTTCTTGTCTTCGCCTTCTTCAGCAGGTTCGGCTTGTTCGCTTTGAAGCTTTTTCGTGAGTTCGCTGATCTTCTTGGCAAGGTCTGCTTTGCGTGCTTTCTTTCCTATTTCTGATTCGAGTTCTCCGACTTTCTTTGTTAGAGCATCTAGTTCTGCGTCTGTTGCTGTGGATCCGCCTTGCTTGATCTGCTTCTCAAGCTGCGTTAGTTGCTGCATGAAATCTTCGTATGTCACTTGTTTCGGCGCCTGTTCTCCTGGTGCCACGTTGACTACTCCTTGTGCTTGATGCGGAGAAGCCTGTTGCTGCGCATTTTGTGCAGACAAAGGCTTCACCT